CCCATGCTGTACTTTTCACGGTGTTCGTAGTCTTCGTTAGGTTCGGCTAAATAGGCGGTTTCCTCAAAGTTGGATGCGTGTTTACGCATTTCGGAAAAGATGTCCCTTTTGTGCTTTGAAAAGCCGATAATAACCGTTCGCTGTGTACTGTATCCGTAGTAGTCGGTTTGGCTGTCGCTCTCATTTTGCCTTAAACGTGCCACGATTACCGCTTGTGCATCTTCGGGGAGTATCTCGGCAAAGCGTTTGCGCCCGATTTCCTTAACCTGTTCTACTCTGATTTTTTCCTGTTCGGCTTTCTCGTCTTCGGCTTTCTTCTGTCCGTGTGCCTGCTGAAGAAGTATTGCGACCTCAAAAGCGTCCATGAATTGAGGGTTCTCGCTGTCATAGTAATAACCGATACCGAATTTTTCATTCAATGGTCGGATGATGTCGGCAGTATAAAACTCCTTTGTCCGCAGGTTAATCAACTTGTATGCAATGCCCCAATCGTTTGTACGGATTTCATAGACTACATACCTGTCATAGCTGTAACCCTCCATTTGGATAATCTGATTGACCTTTACCACTTGTTTGGCTCTGTCTATCTCCTTGTTTGCTCCTAATAAAAATACTTTGCTCATAACTGTCGGAATTAAAAAATGTGAGTGAATAAAAACCAGAAAAAGCCTATCAGAGCGATAAGAGAGAATAGGCAGGATGCGATACCCTTTAGGATATTCCAACAGAAAACCACGCCCAAAACCACCCAAATAAAGTCCATACCCCACACATAGAAACCTACTGCGGTCGCTACTATCTTTACCACCAATTTTATGCTGGATGGAAGGTTGATAGATTCCTGTTTCCTTTGTATTTTTTCTATTGTTCCCATAACGTCTGACTTTTTTTTTATGCCGTGACGGAGCCGGTATGATGAGTTCTGTTTCAGAAGCCTTAAAAAGGTAGGCGTTAGCACACATCAAGATTTTTGCGGGAAATACGCAACGTCGGAAAGATGTCGGAAGATTTTTTGCAAAACCGCTTGCGGCTCGATCTTGTGGGGGCGTGAACGCCGGAAATACCTTTGCTTCTGCAACAGAACTATCATAATTAGACCGACTCTTGCCAGGCATACATAAAATGAGGAAGACGTTATATCGGGAGAACGGTAGAAAAACTATACGAGTGGTTGGTTATTATGGAAAACAATCACTACAATCGCCGAATTTATTGGCGATTGACCTGCTCTGGCTGCCAGTCTGTTTTAGTTGGTAGCCACTCTATGCCATAGAAAAATAGAGCGGTACATGGATAAATGGGAATATCTATTTTTGTCTTTCCGGGAATACAAGACGTAATAATATGGAGATAATCAGCATAAGTGTAAAGGTCTTCGACACGTTAGCAAAGCGTGTAGAAGATATTGAGGAAAAGGCGGAAAGATTATACCGCCGTCAAGAAGATTTAGGTCTGAAAAAATGGCTGGACAATCAGGACGTTTGCGAGATATTGGATATAACCAAACGTACCTTGCAAAGCTATCGGGAAAAGGGGTTATTACCTTATAGCCGCATAGAGCATAAGATACGTTATAAGCAGGAAGATGTGCAGAAACTATTGCAATCTTCGGCTCATCAATCAAAAAAAATGTAGGCTATGAACAATTTGATTGAAAAAAGCGATCCGCGTGTGGCCAACCTTTTCCGTCGGTTAGAAAAGGCAAATAGCCTGATTGATAAACTGGAAGTACCTTCACGCCGTTCTTTTTACGGGCAACGGTTCATTACCGACCCGGAGCTTTCCGAGAGATTGAGAGTAAGCCGCAGGACATTGCAGGAATACCGTTCCGCCGGGACTATTCCTTATTATCTGATCTGTGGTAAAATCCTTTATAAAGAATCGGAGATTCAGCAATTTTTGGAAGATGCGAGAAAACAGAGCATCAACCAACAGAAATTGATTTAAACAAGAGACGACCCAAAATAGGGTCGTTTCTTGTTTCCAGCATATCGTTATCAATTCAGCATGGCATTCATGCCTGGAATTTTCCAGAGTATTATAGGACTTAATGCCTGTGAGGTAATCCATTCACGAAAATATTGTGCTTGCCGGGATTTTAGCTGGAAAGCCAACGCTGTTATCATTTCCAGATTATAGAATGTCAATATTTTACCGTTGCCGTTATCCTTATGACGGCAAACCTTATCTTCCTGTAATATTTCTTTTTTCAATATGGAGCGGATATTACTGTTTATAGCTGATATGAACACACCGAAAGTATCGGCGATTTCGTGCTGGGTAAGCCAAACACCACCTGCTGCCGGGCGGATAGTTACCTGTCCCTTTTCTATTTTGATTGATATTGTATTCATTTTATTGGTTGTTTGATTGTTGAACATTCTTGTTTTTATTCCTTTTTTGGGGATAACGGATAGCCGAACGGAGCGATTCATCTTCATACAAAGTAACTTTATTCGATTTGGATGCCACACGTGTTCTGAGCCGTTTCATATCTTCATCTACTTTCTTGTCGGTTACTTTGGCATATATCTGCGTGGTAGCGATATTTTTATGTCCCATCATCCGGCTTACGGTTTCAATAGGGACACCCTGTGAGAGTGTAATATGCGTCCCGAAATTATGGCGGGCTGTATGGAACGAGATATGCCCGATAGCGCATTTCTTCGCAATCTCACGGAGAAGTTTTCCCATATAACCACGTCCGTAAACCTGAAATATATGTTTATCTTTTTTCTCCGGGCGGTATTTCTCCATAATTTTCAGGGGTATTTCCAACAGTCGCACATTAAATTCCGTCCCGGTTTTCTGTCTTTTCATATGAATCCATAGGCTACCGTCTTCGGTCTGTTCTATATGTTCGTCGGATAGCTTTGTTAGGTCGGCATGACACAATCCGGTGAAAGTAGAAAAAACGAACAGGTCACGGGCACGACACAAATTAGGTTTGTCGAGCTGGCACTGCATCAACTTCTCCAAATCTTCCAGTTTCAAATGGCGGCTCTTTAGCGGCGGCAATTCTGGGAACAGTTTCATATAAGGGTCGCGCCGGAGCGTTCCCTGATTGAATGCCCGTTTGGTTATTTTCTTGAAATTATACAGATGTTGATGTACCGTTTTTTGCTGTAACCCTTTGTCTGTCCTTAAAAAGAGGTCGAAATCTTCGTAGAAACGAAGGTCAAGACTGCGGAGCGTTACGTCATCGGTATCATACTTTTTACGGATAAACGCCAGAAGATGATTGTAAGTTACCCCATACTGAGCGTGCGCCTCTTTTTTGCGGTCTATACCAACCCGTTTTTCAAACTCGTCATTGTGTTCCTTAAAAAGTTGCATCAACGTAAGAGGCTTTTGTGCGATGCCTTTCAGGGCATTCTTTACGAGTTCAGCCGTAACAAAACCCAGACTTTCCTTTATTTCCTTATGATGCTTCTTGATGCGTACTGTAAGCAGGTCAATCGCCTGGTTTACCTGAAAGGCGTTCCGGCTACGTCCTGCGGCACGTCCTGTCGATGAATCCCAAAGGGACGGATCAACAGAAACTTTCGTTCCCACCTGCTGGGATTCGGCATCAATACTGATATTGCACAATAGCTGGCACATACCGTCTTTGCGGATTTTAGTGCGGTTGATATAAAACAGAATAGCAAATGTGCTGCGTCGTTTTTCTTTCTTGTCGTCTTTATTTTTTGTTTCCATAACTGAAATGTATTAACGTGATTAAATAGCAAATTTGAATTTCCCTGCGATACGTTTTTCCAACGCTTTCATATCCTCATCAATCTTATCGTTGGTGATTTTCGCATAAATTTGTGTCGTCGCAATCTGGCTGTGTCCGAGCATCCGGCTTACCGTTTCGATGGGAACACCCTGTGAGAGCGTAATTTCGGTCGCATAGGTATGGCGGCCGCAATGCCAGGTCAGTCGCCGGGTGATACCACAAATGCGGGCGATCTTTTTTAATTCCCTGTTCAACTCTCCGTTTGGATACATCGGCAAGAGCCGTTCATCAGATACCGTTCCCCGATAGCGTTCAAGAATTTGCAAAGGGAGTTCAAGCATGGGTATCTCGTAGTCTATTCCAGTTTTCTCACGGAATGTTTTTATCCAGACTACATCATCTTCGGCAACAGAAACATCTTCATTCGTTAATTTGCACATATCGCAGTACGGGATGCCGGTATAACAGGAAAAGAGGAATAAATCGCGGATAAGGTATTGCTTTGAGGTATTAAGCGGAGTTGTCATTAACTTATTCAGTTCCTTTCGGGTAAGATACTTTTGATACCGCTCAGGGCGTTCCGGCTCATAACCGACAAAAGGATTTTTGGTTATGATTCCCTCGGTTATGGCATCCCCGATAATAGTACCCAATCGGGTGGTATATAATACAATCGTACCCGGTGCAAGCCGGCGGTCAATCTTTAGATAAAGGTCGAATTTATCAATAAACGACCTGTCCAGCGCTGAGAAAGGAATATCTGAAAGTTTATACTTTTCTTTCAGGAACTTCGTGAGGTGATTAAGTGCAAGCCAGTAT